GGGTGAAGTTCCAGCTTCGCTTCAGTGGTTAACCATACCACTACTTCTTAGAGCCTTCTGCATACCTATGCAGATTGTAGTATACTATACATCACGAATTTTCCTATTTTCTGATGTACTGTTTGGAATGGACTTTCTTACTTACATTCCTACTTTGGTTTTTGTGGCTCTGGTCAGTCTGTGCTTGGTCGGTACAGATCTTGGCCGAGTCTTATACCGTTTTCTCGTATCTTGGATTGAGGCTCATACTCCCAAGAATCGGGATGATATATTATCCGCACCACGGGCACATATTCCTGCCGAAGGATCCTTACATGTTTCGATGGCGAGGCAGCAGGCCGATTCCGCGGGCTCTATGGCGATCACTGAACTCCGTGAGTCTAAACGAGTACCGGATGTTCAGCCTGGAGCAAGCGCGCCTGAAGCTAAGAGAGCTCTTGATGCTTCCACGCGGGAACTTCGTGAGGTCTTTGCTGAAACAATCGCCCCAATCACGGAGCGTTTGGACCGTTTTGAGAAAGGTGTGCATATCCCACTGGCCAAGGTTGGTGCTACGGCTGATAAGGTCAGTACCGGTGTCAGCGCGCTGGAAGGTGTTGCTTTTGTCGGCATTGGGGCCGCTGTTGCTTACAAGCTTTATAAGCGCATGTATGCCGGACGGAAGGAGTCTTCTACTGTTAAGTCTCTTTCTACAGCTTTTGAACTTGTGCTTGCTACCGTTTTTGTTGTGGGTGGTGCACAGCTTCTGGGAGTCTGGAAGACGGTCGGCGCTTGGCTGTCTATTTTGCGGGGTATTATATCTACTTGGACTTTATTTACCGATCATGAGGCGACAGCTGAGGATGTATCTCTCGCAACTGACCAGGCCGTTCAGAAGGTTGAGAGTTTGGCTGCAGTGGCTACCACCACAACTGTGGCTCCTGTTGCGAGCTCTTCTGAGTCTAAGGCTGCTACCGCCGAGTCCCTGGCAATAGGCGGACAGAAACAATCCGTGTGTCATTGCAAACTTTGCATAAATACACATATTCACACGGAGGCTGGCCTCATTACCCTGTTCAACATTCCTAGCATACGTGCATTCTCCTCAAAAATCCACTGGCATCAATATGTTGATGTTGACTATAAACACTTATCAGTCCGTCAGTTTGTTGAGCCAGATAACAAATCCTCACAGATACGGGCGGTTTGGTCAAATCCGGAAGATGAGGAGGATGAGAGTATTGCTGTTACTTTTACCATTTGGAACAAAGACACTGAAATTGTTCGCTATGCACTATGGCGCCTTTGTTCTGAGTTTGACGCAGATGCTAAGAATCTGGTGGATACCGATCAATATGTGGTATTGCGCCGTGATTTCAAGGCAATGATCAACCCAGACAATCCAGGCGATTTAGTAGCCAAAAGTTTTAAAGAGCGCTTTTTACCTGAGCAAGTTTATGGAATCCCGGAGGAATCTTGGAAGAAACAGATGGAACTTCGAGCCAGACGGTATACGGCTGCCGCATGGGAATCCTTTATGCGACCGCTACCCTCGAGGCCGAATGATCCAGCTCTTGTTCAGAAATTGTGCAATTTGGGACGAGGACCGATTGTTGTCGCTATGCTTACGCTCGCGATTATGATTTATGTTCTTGTTCGTGTGATGGAGCGAACTGCATCAAAACCCGTGGCTCATGCACTAGATTTGAAGAAGAAGAAAAAGAAGGTTCGCACACGGTCAAAGGAAAAAGATAAGGAGGGATTGTTTTCCAGCATGATTGACAATGGCGGAAAAGGTTGTTTTCATATTGATTGCCCGAAAGGGCTCTCTGGCAACCCCGCAAAGTGCTGCAATGTTCGGTGTGGCGGTCACCGCTGCACACATTTTGCTGAATGTCAACCTCCTGGTGTTCCACCAAATCGTGGGATACTTGTTGATCCAAAAACGGGGGAGAAAACCTATGTTGATGAACACAATCGACGTGTTCCGCTACCTACTAAGGAAACTCCCCATGATGATCGTGTGGACGAAGACTCACGCAAGACTGCTGCTGCGGTGAACGCTGAATGGGAGGTCAAGCGCGAGCAACGAAAAAAACAAAAAGACCAAGAAAAACGTCCTGAAAGTCTTCAGACAGATCTTAACAAAAAAGTGCCAAAAGCGGCACGGCTTTGTTTTGTGAAGCTGTCGAAGAAAACTTGCGAGAACAAAGACTGCCCTTACAATCATTCTTGGACACCCGAGGAAGAAAAGAAAACTCGAGAGTACTTCGGTGTTCAGCCCTGCAAGCGATGGGCAAAGTGTAAGGTCGATGGTTGTGTATTCGCTCACCCAGTTCAAACAAAGGAGTCCATCGTTACTCAAGGAACTCGCTTCAGTGCAGATGCAGTGAAACACACACAGTTTGCGGTTTGGCGTTCAGGCAATGTCGTCACCCATTTTTCACTGGTCCAAAATGTCTTTATTAGCCCTGCACATACTTTTGTGCAGAATCGAATCGACGACTGGCCGGCATGGGAGAAAAAGACAGCCCCATTCATCCACCGGGACGCATATGATATTGAGTCTCTTAATAGCAAGGTGAATGATAGGGTTGAGCTTGTCTGGCATTGCTACCCTTATATTGACTTCGCATGGGCTGATGCACAGGCATTCATGAGCAAACACAAGCTCTCGCCCGCAAAGATCAACCCTGTTGTGCGCCCCGTTCCAGCTTGGATGGTTGTGTATGATAAGGGGAAACCAGGGGATATTGAGACCGCAACTCTCAACACTAAGAACAACCCTCTTATGCCAAATGGTACCCACGATTGTGGAACAATTCTAACTAATTGTGGTGCCTTGCTATTCGATGAGCATGGAAAAGCTCTTGCGATGCACAAGGAAGGGGGGTCAAAGACAAATTTGGCGGTGATCTTGGAAATGTGGAAACCTTATTTGGGCAAGCCATGGAGAGATGGTAAGCCCGACCACGAGCTCCCCCTTGCTCAATAGGGGGGCCCCGGTGGCACCAAAGAGAGCTACATGGACCATTATCCAGCTTTCTTACAAAAACTATTCTGTGTGCCACCTGGGGAAAATCCAAGAGTATCAGAAGACTTTAAAACCGCCTGGACTGATTGTGAGATGCCATTAGTAGGCAAGATTCTGCGACGTGTCCGTGATCCACGGGAAGAACGATGGTGGGGTGACCCGCTATTTTTCCGTTTTCTAGGAACACTACGTACAGACGAGACGGAGAGAATCTCGAAAGCCCTACAAAAATACTATCCGTCAGTGAAAAATGTGGCGGCGTCTTACATGAGTGCCCGAAAATATGATAGGCCACAGCCCGTCTTGCATGAGGAGATTTGGTTGCTTGCGCATGACTTTACGCGCCGCCATTTTGGCCCAGCAATGTCGGGTGCTGGCCTCACAGACCCACTAGAGTTTGCATGGAGTTTGCGTGGTTGGACAACACCTGGCTTTCCTTTTGTCGAACTTTGGCCCACTAAAGAGCAATGTTTCCGCGATCAGCGTTTCTGGGATTATTACCACCAGTATCGAGCTGCTGATTTCGAATGGGATGTGCTCTGGGGATCTACGGTTAAATCAGATGAACTACGCCCTCCAGAGAAAATTGAAAAAAATGACCTCCGTACGTTTTTATCATCGCCAGCACATTTTGCTTTGGGATGCGGAGAGATGTTCGCAGACATGAATAAGCGGCTCTATGAGTCGCGAGTGACTTGGTCTACAATTGGACGGTCCACTTATATGCGTGGGTGGAATGATTTTTTAAAAAATCTGCCCCACAGCGATTGCTTTGGAACCGATCTTAGTAACCAGGATGCGTCTATGTGTCAGCGGGCTATGCTCGAACAAGCAGATCTTCGATTCGAATTCTTGAAACCTGAACATCAAACTGAACGATCATTTCGAAGGATTAAAAACTTATATTTTCAAATCGTTTTTTCCTTCCTCGTTCTTGCCAAAGGCGAAGTGGTTGAAAAAGATACCGGGAATCCTTCCGGATCACCACTTACGATTGTGGATAATACCATGTTGAAGTTCAAGTTTTTTGCCTATGCCTGGCTGATGCTTTGGCTTGAGCATTATGGAAATCGACTCGAGTCATTCCTCCAAACACAAGAGTGTGAGTATATCTTTTACATATCGAATGTGTCGGCCGCCTTGATTGGCGATGACGGCTTATGGTCGGTATCCGTAAGAGCCCGGCTGGTTTGGAAACCAGATAGAATTCGCTCGTTCCTCGCCACTATATTTCTGCGAGTAAAGTTTGAATTTGACGAGCCGAGAGTGTTCTGGGAACTAGAGTATTGCTCTCACACTACAAAAAATTATTTCGGTTGCTACGTTCCTGTCATGGATGGCGAGCGTGCATACGCATCACTAGCTTGGAAAGGTGAGTTAATTACTACCACCCCCGGGCGAAAGGAAATTCGCATGCAGCCACATTATACACTCCAACGTGTTCTTGACATTCGACGCGAAGCATTCTGGAACCCAGAGATTTACGATTTCTGCGAACGAT